AAATTTAATGTAATTGAAGATAAAGATTCATTAATTGAATTAGCTAAAAACAATTACGATACAGTTGAGAAATTGTTATCAAAAGTAGGAACGGTAATGAATGCAGTAAAAGTATTTGATGCTGCAAATGTAATTGAAGAAGAAGAAGAAGAATCTTATTCTGAATTAGAAAAAAACAATCCTAAAAAATTACAGGATATGTATGTAAATGAGCCTGAAAAATTCAAAGAATTATTAAACAAACACTTAAAAATAAAATAATATGCCAGTAAAACATCCATTTGGACCAGCGACAGTTTCAGCATTATCTGCAACGGGAGCGCAAGCAATCACAATTAACGACAATGTTACTTATATAGATGGTACAACCACTATTGCAACTGGTAACAGAACTATTAACTTAACTATCCCAGCAACTAGCGCAATAGCAGTAGGAGCACGTATTTTTATAGCATCTCGTACAACAGGTACAGAAACTACAATTGCAGGAACTGGTATTACAATGCCAACTATTACAGGCGTTGCAGGTAAAACTAAAGTAACTGAATTATTCTATAACGGAACGAACTTTATAGCTACATCAGCAGGTTATCAAATTGACTAATAAATAATAATTAACTAAAAACTAAAATAAAATGGCACTACCTAAAGAGCTATGGCTCGAAACAATACAAGAACAATTATTTAAAAGTGATGAATTTTTAAATACAGTTGGTTTAGACCACTCAACATATGTAAGTAATACAACTGTTCATATTCCGCAAGCAGGTTCAAACCCTACAATTAGTAAAAACTTATCTGTATTTCCAGCTCCTATCGGAACTCGTACGGATGCTGATTTAACTTACAATGTAGACTTATATTACTCTCAACCAATTCGTGTTGGTAAAGATGAAACTCAATATTTGTCTTATGACAAACGCGCAAGCGTATTAAGTTCACATTTGAAGAAAATGCGTAATGTTATTGGAAACAATACTCTATACAAATGGGCTGCAGGTGGAGCTGCTAACATCGTAAGAACTTCGGGAGCAGTATCAGGAGCTGCATTAGCACCTGGAGCAACAGGAACTCGTAAAATTCCAGTTTTAGCTGATTTCTATAATGCTTCTGCTATATTAGATGCCCAAGATTTAAACCCAGCGGATATGCGCTATGCTTTAATTCCTTCTTCATTATATTGGCAAATTATTTCGGATACCAACATTTCTAAAAATTTAGAATGGGGTTCTAGTCCAGTTGCACCAACTGGTAAAGTGCCAATGCTTGTTGGTATTACATTGCTTCGTAGAAGTTCAGGAGTTGTTTATGACAATGCTGGAACGCCAGTAATTAAAACAGTAAATGATGAAGGTGTACCAACTGCAACTGCAACAAGTGATAACTTATCAATTCAAATTTACTCTGAATCGTATGTTACCAAAGCAATTGGAGCAACTGAGGTATATACTTTAGAAAAAGACCCTACTTACTATGGAGATGTATTAAGCATTACAGTAGCTCATGGAGCTTCTAAAATGAGAACAAACGGAGAGGGTATCGTTTCTATCGTTCAAACTACTTAATTAAATAAATTTAAAAACAAGTGTATTGAAATAATATACACTTGTTTTAACATTTTAAAAATAAATAAATGGCAAACGATGTTGTATTCGTAAAGAAACAAGGCGGCTTGGGACGCCCACTAACAGGTTCAGACCATATATCGGGACTTTTATTTTATTCAGACGCAACTTTACCAACTGGTTTTAACTCTTCAAATAGAGTTAAACAAGTATTTTCAATTCAAGATGCAGAGGCTTTAGGAATAACTAACACAGGGCTTGGAGCAACATCTTCAACATCTACGTATTTAGTTACTAATAAAGGAACAGCAGGGGAAACGGTTACTGTATCTGTTATATCTGTAAATGGTACATTAACATTATGTAGCTATGTATTAACCGCTGCGGATATTGTTACCACTACTACTTCGGCTTTAGCGGTTTCAACAGCAATCAATGCGCTTACTTACTTGCATGGATTTTCAGCATCTCCTTCAACGGCTACAATAACAATTACAGCTCCAAAGAGAGAAGGTATTTACTTAAATACAGGAACGCCTTACTCATATACAGTAACAGGAACAACAACAACATGGGCAGCGACAATTACTCAAAATGTGGTTGTAGGTATACCATCTGACATTGATGTTTTATATTACCATGTAAAAGAATATTTTAGAATACAACCAAAAGGAAATTTATACATAGGTATCTACGCTTCTGCGGACGTTGGAACATTTGCAAATGTTACTGATATGCAAAATTTCGCTGCTGGTAAACTTAGACAAGTTGGAGTTTGGCAAAAGTCAACAAACTTTGCAACCAGTCAGGTTACAGCATTACAAACGGTAGTAAATACAAATGCAACTAATAACAAGCCTTTAGAAATAATTTATCAAGGTAAATTTACAACCTCAGTAACATTGGCATCATTAGCTGATTTAACACTATTAACAGCTCCAAACGTGAGCGTAGTGTTTGGACAAGATGGAGCAAATGAAGGATATAAACTTTGGCTTGCAAATGCTTTATCAATTGGATGCGTAGGAACTACTTTAGGAGCGGTATCTTTAGCAAAAGTAAATGAATCAATCTCATGGGTAGATAATTTTAATATGTCCGATGTGGAGTTTGATACATTAATGTATTGTAATGGTTCTTTTTATTCAGCGCAATCTGATGGGCAAATCGACCAATTAAGAGTTTTAGGATATATTGCTTTAAAGAAATTTGTTGATTTTGAAGGGTCTTATTTTAATGCTCCAAAAACAGCAATAGCAAGTAATAACGATTATGCAACCATACAAGCTAATCGAGTATATAACAAAATAAGAAGGCAGTTAAGAATTGCTTTATTACCTCAATTATCAAGGGCTTTAGACTTCAATTCGGATGGTTCTTTAAAAGAAAGCGATATTAGTTACTTTGAATCATTGTGCAATTTGTCTTTATCTCAAATGCAAAGAGATACGGAAATTTCTCAATTTTCAGTTGTTATCGACCCATCTCAAGACGCTTTGTCAACATCAAATTTAGTTATTTCTGTATCGGTTATCCCAGTTGGTGTTTCTGATACTATAACCGTAAATGTAGGATTCACACTTTCAATATAAAAACATGGCAATAGTAATACCACCACTAATTAACGGAAGGTCATATAGCTTTTCTGATATTCAAATCAATATTTTAGGACTTCAAATTAATGGAGTAACCGATATTGATTATGATTTAAAACAAAACATGGAAAATATTTATGGAGCTGGAAGTGATCCAGTTTCAAGAGGTTACGGAAGGTTTGAACCAACTGCAAAAATTACTTTACTAATGGAGGAGATTGAAAATATAACAGCGATTGCTCCACAAGGTAGACTTCAAGCTATTCCTGAATTTGATATTATAGTAATTTACTTAGATGCTTCTTTAATTACTCGTAAACATACTTTAAAATTTTGTAGGTTTATGAATAACCCAAGAAAATCAAGCACTGGGGACACTTCAATTAAATGCGAGCTTGAATTAATAGTGGGCAATATATTGTATGTTTAATATTTTTTTTATATTTGTAAAAAAATAAAAACATGGAAAAAGAAATATCATTACTAGAAGAATTAAAAGCAAAGTACGGAAAGGTTTACACGTTAGAAGTGCCCTTAGATGAGGATGATGTTAATAAAAAAGCTATCATATATCTAAGAAAGCCCGATAAGACAACAAGAGCAATGGTTTCAAAATTAGCTTCTTCGGGTAAATATGATGCTGCCGTAGAAGCAACCTTAAAGAATCTTTATGTAGGAGGAGATAAATTGGAATTAATTCTGCAAAATGACGATGCAATGGCTTCTTGCGATGAAACTATTGTTGAATTATTAAATGTTCAAAAAGCTACGTTAAAAAAAAATTAGAATTTTATAATGAATTATTGCAAAATGATGAGATAGCACAGAACAACGCATTAATTTCATATTACTATCAAATTAACCCAAACCAACTTAGCGACACACAATGGTCAAAGAAAGTAGCTGAGATGTTTTGGGTTTTGAATTATAATGGAGAATTGACTAAAAAAAAATAAGTGGGTAAAAATTTAGGATATACTTTAAATTTAAAAAATAATTTTTCCAAAACAATGGATAGTGCTTATAATAGCACTAAAAAGATGGATAATGGAATGAACGGTTTAAGTTCCAAGTTGGCTGGGATAGGAGCATCAATTGGTATTGCTAGTCTTGGAAAACAAATGATTGAAACTGGTTCTCGATTTGATAGTTATAAAACACAATTAAAAACATTGCTAGGCTCTCAAACTGCTGCCTCTGCTGCTTTTAATGATATTAAAAAAGATGCTGCTTCAACCCCATTTGATGTTGAAAGTTTGGTAAAAGCAAATTCCATGTTAATTAGTTCAGGAGTTACCGCTAGCGGTGCTCGTAACATGGTTATGGGATTAGGTAATGCTATTGCAGCAACAGGCGGAGGGAGTGATGAACTGTCAAGAATGGCGGTTAATTTACAGCAAATTAAAACTTTAGGCAAAGCAAGCGCAATGGACGTGAAGCAATTTGCATTTGCTGGCATACCAATTTATCAAATGTTGAGCAAAACAATGGGTATATCCACTACTAAATTAAAGGAAATGGATATTACTTACGAACAGTTAGAGGCATCTTTCACAAAGGCTGCCAGTGCTGGTGGAATGTTTGCAAATGGATTAAAAAATCAATCCAACACAGTAGGTGGAGCGTTGAGTAATTTGGGAGATAAATGGTCGGAAACATTGGTAGGTTTTTACGAAAGATTAAAGCCAGTCATAAGTAGTGGTATAGCTATGCTTTCCAGTCTACTAGATTGGGCATCTCGAAATAAAGATACTTTATTATTTGTAGGAAAATTAGTTCTCGGGTTAGTTGCTGTTGGGGCTGCGTGGAGTGCTTTATCATCTATTATCGCACTATCTAGCGCAGTTATGGCTGCAAATCCTATATTATTAATAATTAGCGGTGTTGTAGCTTTAACGGTAGCTGTTAATCAGTTAGCTGGTGCTTATGAAAGAGAAAAAAGAGCAAAGCAGGAAGCGTTGCAGTCTTCAACGGTAGATGGTTACTCTAAAGAAGAAAAAGTAGTTAATGGATTAATTGAAAAATATCAAAAATTAAAAAACGAAAAAACAGGTAAATTATATACAAGCGAGGAGGCTAAAAATTTAGCAATAAATAATGAACTAACTAAACAATCAGAAGATTTAGCTTTTTACAAAAGAGAATTTAAAAATGCGCAAGATATTCCTACCAAACAACTGTATTTAGAAATGCTTAGTGATGTTTCGGGTAGGGTTGAATTTTTAAAAAGAAGCAGATTAAAAGATATTGGTACTGGTGGCGGTACTGGCGAAGCAGGAGTAACACCTAAAGCCGCAACGGGATTAAATTCAGGAGTAAACATAAGTGCAGCAAGACCGCAAAATTTAACTTTTAATATTCAGAAATTAGTTGAGAATTTGAATTTAACATCTCAAAACTTAACAGAGGGAGCTAGCAAGATAAGGGAAGAAGTAACTAAAATATTTTTTGAAATGGTAAACGATGTAAATTTAATTGCTAGATAATGCCTGAGAAAATATCATTAAATAACGAAAACAATCCACTAGATAATTCTAAGTCAATCGAGAAAGCGTATGTATTGAATAGAGGATTAAACCCTATAAGTCAAATTCAAACAATATCTAAAGGCGTTGCATTAGGAGCTATAAAGCCGTTATTTTACAGGATTGATAGGGATAAGGCTAAAAGTGAAAATTTAGATTACGAAGATTACTATGAAGTAACAAGCAATTTAACAGGCAAGGCGGTTTATGATGCTATTATATTTAAAGACCCAAATAACAACGATACTAACACTATAACAGAAAAGGATTTAAAAATAGGAGTTGCATTAATAAGCGCATCGCAAGAAAAAAACATAGTAAAAACGCAAGTAATAGGACGTGAAGGTACTGTTAATACATACGTTAATAAAGGTAATTGGAATATAACAATAAAGGGAGTTGTTGTAAACCCATTGGCAAATAAAAGACCAAGTGAGGATTTAATAAAACTAGATACATTTGCTGGGTATAGTACTCAACTAACAGTTATATCTAATTTCTTACTTGATTTAGATGTTAAAACTATAATTATAGAAAATGTGAGTTATGAACAAAGAGAGGGCATGAGGAATGTTTACGACTATACATTAACTTGCTTTTCAGAAATACCTTTTGTAATACAATCAAACAATGCTTAAAATGGTTAATAAAATAACCGTTAATGAGGGTAAGGCAAATGAACTTATTATAAATGTAGTTAATTCAATTACAATTAATAGTACTTATGATAAATTCACAGATACAGCCGAAATATTATTTCCTGAAAACATAAATTTTAATGGTAAAAATATATTCACAGGAAGGGATGCTTTAATTAAAAGGAATGATTCAATTAAAATAGAACTTGGATATGATACTTTAAAGCCTATTTTCAAAGGATACATTACAAAAGTAGGTTCTTCAAATCCTATTAAAATAGAGTGTGAAGACCAAATGTTTTTATTAAAAAAAGTAATTGTTACACACCCCGACCCT